AAATATCCCTTATAACCACGCCAAAGATTTTTAATAGCCTCCCAAGTCATTATCTCTATATGACCAACTTCATCCCATCTATAAAAATCTCCTGTACGATTATCACCATAGCTGACATTTGGTATCATTGAAATAACTTCAATTTCGTCACTATCCATAAGTGCATCTGTTACATTATTAGTTGACACAACAGTTGTATCAATATTAGAGGCTACCGAAGTAGCCTCCTTTATTGTATCAATTGCTGTGGACTCAACTATAGTCTTTTTTCTAGCCATATTTCATCCACCTTTCTGATATTGTCCCAATTAATTAAGCACTAAAATTAAACAGACCAAAGTAATTAGGCAGTACAAGCCCCATACCCATAGCAGTCTGTACCTGGAAATCAACACTCATATCATTATTTTTCTTACCCTCAGTATCAAGGTCGGAACGTGTATCACCTATGTATTCAAGTTTGATAGGCTTTGTGTCGCCACCAAGAATGAAAATCTGATTATCATTCAGTGCAAGCTCAAATGTACCAGATTTAAGTGTCTGAGGAATAATCATAAGAGTATTACCCTCCCAATCGCCAATAGAACCTGTCTGTGCCTTAGCTTCTTTCTGAGAGTTAGCAAACATCTTGTCGGGGATTATACCAGCCAGTTTACGCAGAGCGCCCTTTGTGCCAGCTATAGTCAGAGAACCATAACCACCAGCAGCCTGAACCAAATCGCACAGCTCACCAACTGCTGCCTCAGTATTGCCAGACTTAACAAAATCAGCAGGAACAGCGTTAGCAACATTCTGGAACTGAGCATACAATCTATCCTGAATGTACTTGTTTACAGACTTATAAACCTTGTCAAGCAGCTTTTCAAGAGGTGTAATGCCCAACAGGAAACGCTCTAAATCTTCATAAACGTGAATGTAAATCCACTCTTTGGGAAGTGTGATTTCCTCGCCAAGGTCAACAGCCTGCCTGTTAGTGTCCCAATGATTACCAGCAAATGTAGCTACTGAAAGCAGACCACCCTCAGAATAGAAAGCTGTTTCATCGCCCATTGCTCTATTCTTAACTTCTACGAAAGCATCAATAAAAGGCGAACTTAAAACATTTTCACTAATAGAAGTCGTTACAAGTTCCTCAACAATCTCAAAGATTACGACACTATTACGTCTGTACGCCTGGAACAATGTCTTACCTTGCAGTATATCATTATTGATTTTATTTCTCAAATAGTTTTCAAGGTCTTTCTTTGCTATCTTTTCGCTATCTATATGAACTGCATAATCATCTCTAGCGAGGTCAAGTGCAAGGTCAAATACCTTTGCTTCATCTTTTGTAAAATTAACTCTAGCCTTCATAATTATCACTCCTTTCTATTACGCAGTAACTTCAATAATCTTAGTTTCGTACATTTCTCTTTTGTAACCGTATGTATTTGCTGTAGTTATAAGAGTACCGCCAGTAATCCTCTTACGCATAATCTGACCTACAATAATATCGGTAGGCTTTGTAGTAGCGGCTACCAGCTTGCCAGTTGTCTCGTCAATAGAAACATATACAGGTGTAGTTGTGAAGTCAGTTGCACCAGTTACTACAGACTGTGTTGCAGAAGTAAAGCCGTCAATAGAATTTGCAAATTCGTCATTCTTTCTAACGACTCTAGCCCTGAATCTAGTACCAGCTTTAATAATAAACTTATCCTTTCTCTGATTGGTTCTCCTGCAAGTATCAGCATCCCAAACAGGATTATCTACAACTACAATATCACCAATCTTCAATCCTGCCTTAGTACCAGGCTTGAAATTATAAGTTACAGCTTCACCAGTTGCAAGACCATCAAGATAACCGAAAGTACCATTTTCAATATCCTCAGTTGCTACCGCATCAAAAATTCTTTCAGCATACTTGGTACTAGCCATGTTAGTTGACTCAAAAACATTAAATGCCATATAAACTCCTCCATTCATTATTATCTATTAACAGGAATGTCGCCATACTTGGTAGCAACATAGCCTTGTCCATCGTTATCATCATCCTGTATGTCAGGTATTCCTATAACAGCGTTCTTAGTTTGCTTGTTAAAATTAACACCCTTGTTCTTTCTGAACAGAATTACAGAACATTTCTGTTCAATTTCATCTACTGAATAATCAGCCTTGTTGTCTTTTATAGCAGAAAACTCCTCGCAATCAGACAAGGCAGATTCAAACTGTGCAAGCATTTCATCTTTCTTCGCACAAAGTTCTTCGTCAGCTTTCTTCTGTGCTGCTGCTACAAATTCCTCATACTTAGGTTTAAGTTCATCAAGTTCAGCCTTTGCCTCTGTGTAATTTGTTTCGGCTACCTCTTTTGCAGATATGGCTTCGTCCTTTTCTGCAATTGCGTTATTCATTGAAGCCTCTGCTGCCGATACTTTTTCAAATGCAACATTTTCAATTTCAGCGACACAATCACCAAAATTCACAGTGCTATCAGTATTAGTAGCATCTCCCGAATAATCTTCAAACACAATCTTCTTTCTTGTAGCAGTTTCAAAATTAATAACAGGCTTGTCTCCATCCATAGAATATTTGAGTCCGTAATAATCCCAATTATTGCTTCTATCCATTACAATTACTTCATCGTTCTGTATATCAACAAGGGTATAACGAGAAACTTCATCGCCCCATCTGTCTTTGATTTTTTCAAAGTCTTTTACAATATTGGAAATATCATTAAATTGACTCATAACAGAAAAATTTTCCTTAGACATATTTTCATTACCTCCTACCTTATTTTTTTGTTCTTTCATTATCTTTTCAAATAATGAATATTTATCACTAATTTCACTTTGAATATTTTTTACAAAATCATTCATTGTAAAATTAACAACTTCAACTGTTGAATTAATCATTGCGGGTTCATACGAATTACCAAGAATACAACTTGCTCTAAACGAAAATCTAGTCATTACAAAATTTCCATTATCATCTTCATAACCATCATAAGAGTTTTCATCTTTCTGAAACAATTCCATAGATTGGCTTTTAATTCCATCTCTCTGAACAATGTCATAGCTATCTTCAAACATATTCCACATAATACCCTCGACAACTAAGAATGTTCTTGTTTCTCCATCATCACAAAGTCGTTCTTCATAATGAGCATTATTTTCATCTTCCGAAAGAATAACGCCATAGGCTGAACCTTTGTATTTTTGTCTTACTCCTTTGTCATCTTTAGTAATAACAAAACGGTGGTCAGAGAAATCATTCTCTCCTGTGTTTTTATCCTTTTCAATAAAGCCTACTATTGGGCAATAAGCTAAGCTAGGAATAGCTGCATCTACAACTTCTTTATTAAAAATACAACCATTAAAGTTTAGTCCTAAATGCATAAGGTATATTTTAACTTTTGTTATTCTCTCGTCTGTATCAGATAATTCATAATTCGCAATTTTTTCAACCAGAACAGGTAACGATACACCATTTTCCTTAGTCATAATTCATCACCACCTATCCATCATTTTTATCTCCGTCTGCTGTTTTCTCTCCCTCGTCACTCAGAAGTTCTCCTTTGTCATCATTAGTAGGTCTACCCACTTCTCCACTAGCCGATGAATTGAAAGCAGATGATAACTGTACAAAATTATTCTGAAAATCAAAAATATCTTTGTGCAAAATAAAAGACCCCATTGTACGACTTGGAGTCATACCCAATGAAGCCAACCATTTATCGACAACCGTAGCACCTAAAGAGATTGCTTCTTTATATCGCTTGCTAACGGCATCACGATTAAATATTGTAATATCGAGCAAAGTAAATGCAAACTTGAAAGTTGAGTTATTATATTTTTTCAACTTGATATACCGATTGCACCAACGCTCAAATTGACGATATATGCCATATATAAACCCTGCATCGTTTTCAACAGATAAAGTTAAAGCGGTACTTGTCGAAGCACCATTGAATAAATCTTTAGGAATACCAGCCGAATTGTACAATTCGCTTATACCATCGGAAACATTATTCGTTGTATTGTTCGAGTCCTTAAAGCTAATAGCCTCACCATTTGAACCCAATGTATAAATCAATCCCACGTCATCAGATAAACTGTCTCTGTTGATGTCGGCAAAAATACTAAGAAGTTCAGGAGAGAGCAATGGCTTATCTACCGTAGATTCATCAATAGGAACTTTAATCATAATTGCTTTATAATTGTCTGTTCTGGCAGACTGCAATTTAAGTTTCTTATATATATCTAGGTCTAAAATATCTTTTATCATACCAATCATCAAAGGATAAGGATAAGTCCATTGAGAATTAAATTTCACACATATTTGTTTATCAGCGGGTGGCAGATACCATTTACCTATTTTTCCATCTTCAAAATCCAAATACGCTTGTTGAACATAATCAGGATAAGCAGAAAGATTTTTGGCTCTAATAGCCGCTAAGTTAATATCAAAATTATATAGACCATCTTGAACCTGATAAAGTCTACAAACCTTATAATCTATTTCTTGAAAAAAGAAATCTGTGTTGTTAGTGTTTTCAACAGTAAGCCCACAATATATATCTTGATATGGTAACACTTTCATTATCTTCGCAAACTCATGTTTTAAATTCATGTTTTCAAAACGAGTAGCAAGTTTGGCATAAGCGTTTTTTAAAGTGTCAATCTTTAACTTATTACTATTCACATCGTATAAATCTATCCACCAACAGAAAAGAGCCATATTACTGTAGTACATACACAATCTGTAATAATGGGGTGAAATGTGCATCAGATACTTAGACAGTTCTAATAACATTCTCCAATGCCTAACAGGATGGTGCATTGCATGAACAGCGGTTTCTAAACTAATATGCCCTATATAACCAGTGTCCAATATCTGTGTTTTGGAACATAAATCACTAACCATCAATCTTTTAAATGCAGTACGGTCTATGTTTCCTGTTTTTAAAGATTCCAAAAAATTATAATTATCCTTTTCATATTGCTGCTTGTTATATATAACTTGATTTTTAGTCTTGTTCTTTTTTGAGTTCAAAGCCATCACCTCCTGTTAGTACATATTAGGTTTTCTGTTTAATTTTTGATATGCTTTCGCCATATCAGTTATATCTCTTTCAGTCTTAGGTTTTCTCAATATGCTGATTTCAAGTTGGTTCATTATATAATAATTATACGCAAGTGAACTATATCGGTCTTTTCTCGCCCCTGACAGTTCGTAAATTCTTATATTAGTACCCTTAATTTCATGCTGTAGTCTAATCAATTCATATACTAAAAACGTTGTTTCGATATAAGGGAGTTTATATTTTACTTGTTTGTCAGCAATCATTTTGTTATAACCCTTAATTTGAGTTCTCAATTTTTCTTCAATCTCCAATTCAGAAACCAAAAGATTTATATTATTATTTTTAAAAGCAGAACGAAGTAAAGTACATATCTTAGTATTGAACGTTTCGCTTGCCTTAATAGGGTGTATAACTTGTGGCGCTTTATCAACAGGACAACGTTCTATCATAGCTTTATCGTTACAGGTTAGTCTGCTTATACCTAACGCTGGGTACACCTTACCTAATTCATCATCGTACATATCTTGTACTAACAAATCAAACACGCCCTGTCCTGCACCAGCGGCATCTATTACCAAATCTGTGCATTTATAAGCATCGAATAACCTTCTTACTTTTAATGCCAATTTGTTTGTTAATAATCCTTCGTGAGATTCAAGATACACAATGTTTGCTGTATATGTATTTTTATTTGTAGGAATAGCATCGTTAATAATAATCGAACTTGCATCGTTCTTGTGCTTTTTAGAAGCCATAAGTGCTATGTCCACAGACAATATTCTTCTTTCGTTGGTAAGCAAATCTTGTATCTTAGAAAATTGTTTGTCGTATTGGTCAGGTGGGTATAATGCTGTTTGCAATTTTCTGCAATTAGTAACTGTTTCAGAACTAAAGAAACTTTCTTCACCATCACCTATTGGCAAGCAACACATTTCCATAGAGAATGTCATTTCATCAAAATCTGATTCTGACATTTCATCTTCAATTTCCACTCTCTTTTTCAGCCCCTCTTTTATAGCCATTTGATAAGGTATTGCACAAACAAAATATCCAGGTCTACCACCCAATAAATTAACTGTATATGCTTTAGATTTTTCATAACTCCAATGAGATTTAAACCAAGCAGAACTCATGTATATCTCGATATTAGTTTCAAGATATTCTTCTTTATCTTTATATTCAGGCAAATTTAAATAAGCTGGCTGTCTAGGATTACCCATGAATCTTTTAAGAACTGTTTGAATAGTATTTTTGTCAACCATACGAAATTCATCAATGACAAGAATATTTGCTCGATTTCCTCTAGCGCTGTCGGATGCGGTTACAACTTTAATCCATGAACCATTATGGAATATTATTTCTGCTTTATTTGTACCGACACTTGATTTTGCCATGTCAATTTCTCTACGAAGATTATCAGAACCCCAACTATATCTAACACAAAAATCGGTTAGTATTTTTTCTAAAACTTCATTAGCTTGTCCTCTTGTTCCAGAGGCAATACATATTTTTGTACCTGGGAACAAAATACAACGCACAACACAAAACAAGCTAGTTAACCATGTTTTGCCAATAGACCTCGCAGCCCAAAACAGAAAATGGTTATTGTGCATCATCGCGTAAATCAAAAATTTTTGGAATGTTTTTAATGTAATGTTAAGGTAGTCTTTTACAAATCTTTGAGGGTTACAGCGATAGAAACCACACCATGCAGCGATACCGTTCATAATACGCTGTGACTTCTTGTTAGCAATTTCTTTTTCTGATAACTTAACAGTCTGCACCATAAAATCACTCCTCGTCAATCAAAGAGGAGCTACCAAAAATTGCATCAAATAAAACCTCGTTGTTTTCTTCGTCTTTGTACTCAGGTCGTTGAACAGTGTATTTTTTTATATATCTATCATAAAGCCTAGATAAACCATTCTTCAATCCCATTACTTTTGCTAAATGCCCCTTAAAGAAAACGTCCAACATTAAGCCCAACTTATCTACGTCTTTTAATTCTTCGTCAGGCTCAGGTATCGGTCTTGTTTGTTCCCATTTGTCTATCAAAGTACCAAACGTTTGAGCTTCTGATACCGTTTCACCTTTATTTTGTTTTGGTTGCAACTTAGCTGCTTCAAGTTGTTTAAGATAAGTTGCATTAATGTCTTTGGTATCTTCACCTAGCCTTTGTGCTTTAAGAAGATTTAGCTGAGTGAAACAAATCTGTTTGAACATTTCTTCTTGTGATTTAGTTTGACACTCATGCCTTGTAACCCAATCATCATACTGTTCTTGTAGGAATACATAATCATCACTCGTGAAGCCTGTTCCAAAAAACGAAGTAGCTTTGCTTATGGTGTTAAGTCTTTTTACATCGTCATCATTGATTGAAGATTGCTTTTCTTCTTGTATTTCTTTTTTAGTTTTGTCAAGTTCTTCTTTAAGTGTTGAATTATAATTTTTCTTTCTGTACTGCACTAAATTCATTTGGCGTAAATAAAAGAGAACTAAACTATAATCGTCATCATTATCCCCAAAGCCATCTCTCAAACTTAATTCTCTTGATGCTTTTTCAAATACCTTGTCATTATAATAATAATCAAAAGCCATGCAAAATCTCTGCATGGCTTTACTATATGGATTTGCACATTTTTGTTTTCTATAATCTTCAACATAACTTTCATAAATGTCAACTATACAATCTTGACAATACGGTATTCTTTTGAAACCTTGATATAGAATACTATCGCTTTTGTAGATTTTATCTGTATTATCCAATTGTTTTCCGCAACACAAGCAATGTAAAACTGGTGAGTTAGAGTTTTTAGCATCAAGTGTTTGGTCAACATCATTGTCAAATTCAATCTTTTTTCTTCTTCCCATTTTTACACCACCCTTATTATTTAATCAATTGAAGAAATGAAAATTGTTCTAAGTCCTTTTTTCTTATCCCACAAAAATGACTGACACTTCTTTACTGCCCCTACATAACCATTCTGATGATGCCAATTATCTGTGCCAGTGAACGAAGATAAATTTCTAAATATTATTCCATTCGTTTCCTTGGTCTGCTCACTATGTAAATGTCCCATGTGCATTTCATGGTATTTTGTTCTGCCCCATGCTTCTCTTGCTTCAACTTGCATGATACCATCTATACGATTGCGCTCTTTGTCTCCATGCGCAAAACCTAAAAGGACATTACCAAATTCAATATATTTTCTTGGAGATGTATCAGTATTAACGATAACATTTTCGTTGTTATGATAATAACATTCTAATGCACAAATCAAATGATATGATGACAGGAAGTCATGGTTGCCATTTACACAAAATACTTCGACAGGCGCAATCTCAGAAAGATTATTAATATTCTCAATCAAACATTCAAGACCATATTTAAACATTAGTTGTGGACTTAAATCAGACACTTGCCTAGTTCCTGCCGTTGTATTTCCTTGTATATTATCAATATGCAAATAGTCATTACCGATAGGGAATATGATTTTTTCTATCGGCATAGTTTTGACTTGTTCGATAATATCATTTATAACGTAGGCAAATCTTTCTTTTGCCAAATTATAATTATAAGGCTCTGCTACATCTTCTGAAAAACTTAATTTTCCAAAATGAACGTCTTGTATTGGTATCTCTAACATATAGCCATTACAGTTATTATTCTTCTTTGATACAGTTGGTCTGTTATCATTTGTAATTAATTCATTATAAAATGATTTAATATAATCGAAAGATAATTCATTGGTAGGTTTGGCTGTCAAGAACGAAGCATATAAAGTAACAACACCATCATCTCGACTGACAACTTGTCTAATGTTATTCCTGACACTAACAACTTTCCAACATGAACTGTCAAAGCCGTGTGCTTTTAATAAATACTCAGGGTCTTTGCATTGATGTTCATTCATTTCTAAAAGTCTTTTGCTTGAATATGAACCATCTTTGTTAATTGAAACCTCACGATTATTTATCGGTGATACATTTTCGGATATGTTTTGTTGATTACTCAAATAATTGTTTCTTTTTAAATATTCATACACAAAGTATCCACCAAAAATACTACCGTTTGCCTTACGTAGCGTAACAGAAGATATTGGTAATTCATACATATCAACTATTTCTTGCCAATCAATATCCTCTACTCCATTTTTCTTATCAATAATAGTTTGTAAGCATTTTTCATATTGCTCTTTAGTCAAACCATTCTGATTTATTTCTTGAATTATATCCATATTTGTATCACCTTTCTGTTTTTAATTATATTTTACTTATTGCGAGAGGACAGAATTGAACTGCCAACTTAGCCTTATGAGGGCTACGAGATACCTTTTCTCCACTCCGCATATACGAAAGGTAAGATTTTACTTACATCTACCTTGTATTTCATATACTGGTTGTTTTAATTAAACTACTTTCGTGCAATGGCGGGGACAGCAAGAATCGAACTTGCGACGCTATGCTCTTCAGGCATACGCTCTACCAACTGAGCTATATCCCCATAGACCATCACCGAAGTGACAGTCTGAAATAAGAAA